CTAGACGACCTCCCGAACGGCAAGGTTCGGGTTGCTCTGCTCTATGGTGCCGGCGCCGCGATTGGGTTCTCCCCGGCCGAAGTGAAGGCCATGTCGACCTGGGAGTTCTCGGCGGCCGTGAACGGCTACGCCAAGGCCCATAACCCGGCCGACAAGAACAAGCTGACCGAAGACGAACAGGCAGACCTCTTCGACTGGATCGAAGCGGGCAACGACAACGCGGTGATGCGCAGCACCGCCATCTACGACTGGGATGGGGCCCGCCTCGTCCAAACCGGGCGCATCAGCTTCGAGGTCAACTGACTTGGCAACCGAGATTGAAAAGCTGGTGGTGTCGCTCGAGGCGAGCATCACCAAGTACGAAAAGGCAATGGCGAGGGCGGCCGGCATTGGCGAGCAGCGGGCCAAGCAGATCGAAACCCGGTTCACCAGCCTCGAAAAGAAGCTGGCAGGGCTCGGGGGTGACATCCTCGGGGGCTTCACAAAGGGTGCGCTCAGTGCTGTCGGCGCAGTTCTGAGCTTCGACGCCGTTATCAACGGTGTGAAGCAGTCTCTCGCCCAGTTCGGAGGCATAGCCGACCAGGCCGCCGCCGCTGGCATGGATGCCGAGTTTTTCCAGGGGCTGGCCTATCAGGCAAAGCTCTCAGGGGTGGAGATCGATGGGGTGGCCAGTGCCCTCGCGACCTTCAACAAGAACTCGGGGCAGCTCGAGCAGGGGCGTGGAAAGCTCCTCACGACCCTGAGGGAGATCAGCCCTGAACTGGCAAAGCAGGTCCAGTTGGCGGAGTCCCAAGAGCAGCGCTTCCTGCTGGTGGCCGATGCCATCGCCAAGAGCAAGAGTGCCGCTGAAGCTGCCGTGATCGCCTCGGCGGCGTTCGGCGACCAGGGGACAAAGCTGGTGGCGGCGTTCAAGGGCGGTGCAGCCGAAGTCGAGCGGATGCTGCAGAAGGCGAAGGAAGCAGGCCTCATCGTCGATCGCGACCTGGTGGCGAATGCCGATGAGTTGGGCGACAAGCTAGACACCGCATCGCAGATCATCGCCCTGAAACTCAAGTCCGGTCTTGCGTCCCTCGCACCGCTGATGGTCGACGTGGTGGGCGGCGCGGCGGAGTTCGCCAAGTGGCTCGGAACTGCCGTAGACGCGATCGGCAAGGCCGAACGGGTGAAAGCTGCGGTAATGAGCCAAGTGGCGCTTGACGGCCAGAAGGAGGATCTACAGCGGGCTCTTCAGCAGGAGCAAGAGGACCGTACCTTTCAAGGGTCAAAAGAACAGCTCGACCTGTATGGCGCCAATTTCGTGTCTACACAGAATGGCATCGGCGCAGGTGCAACGGCACAGCAACTCAAGGCCCTGTTCGGCGCTGACCTCAAGACGGTTCCGCCCACCCCCTCGGTTGACCCATATGCCGGCATGCGTGGCCGGGGGCAGCCGCTGGTCGCCAAGCCGTTCTACGGACCGGGAAGCGTGCCGGCCGCCGACGCTGGACAATTCGGGCGCGGCGGGGCGGGCCGGATCAATCCGGTGCAGCCATTCTACGAAACCGCCACCAGCGTGAAGGCGGTTGCCGCGGCCTCGAAGGAGGCGGGCGATGCCCTGGTCAAGACCACGGCCAACCTTGATGACTTCGGCCAAAAGGCCCTCGATGTGCAAGGTATCGCGCAGGGCTTCGCGATGTCGTTCTTCGATGGCATCCGCAGTGGCAAGTCCGCGGTGGATGCCCTCATCGGCTCGCTCGATGATCTCGCCGGACAGTTGGCATCCACCTTCCTCAACAACGGCATCTCGCAGCTTTTCGGCGGGCTGTTCGGCAATGGCGGTATCGGCGGGCTGAAGTCGCTGCCTGGCATGGGCGGGCTGACGGGATCGGTCAGCTATCGCGCCGCTGGCGGACCGGTGCAGGCAGGGCGGGCGTATGTCGTCGGCGAGAAGCGGCCGGAGCTGTTTGTGCCGAGCCAAAGCGGCATGATCCTGCCGAAGTTGCCGGGTGCCGGCGGTGGCGGTCAGAAGGTGGTGAACAACGTCTACAACTACGGCACCGAGAAGGTGCAGCAGCGGCAGAACTCGACGGGCGGGATCGACGTGATCATTGGCGCGGTCGAGCAGCGGATCAAAGGCAACATGGCGCAGGGTAAATATCGCCAGTTTGGTGTGGACCCGGGCACGGTGCGGCGATGATCCAGTGGCCAGCCGAGCTGCCGTGCGCCCTTCGCGGAAAGGGCCGCGCGCCGCAGCCGAACGTGATCGCGTTCGGCACAGAAGTGGGGCCGGGCAAGCTGCGGCGGCGCAGCACCGCACGGGTGAAGCGCATGCCGATCTCGTTCCTGCTGACACGGACACAGGTTGCAGCGTTCGAGCGCTTCTTCGAGGACGACCTCGAGGATGGCGCCCTGCCGTTCGCCATGCCTGACCCGATTACTGGGGATGCTGCCTCGTGGCGCTTCGACCCCGAGGGACCGTACAGCCTTGATGAACGCCCAAGCGGCAAGTGGTCGCTCAGTGCCAACCTGATGCAGGTACCCTGATGGTCGACCAGGCCTTTCGCGATGCCGCCTATCCAGCGCAGACCGGTGAGGTGTTCGCCACGTTGCTCACCATCGAGCATGCCGACCTCGCGAGCCCGATCCTACTGACCGATGCCGGGGAGAACGTGACCTATGGCGCCGACCTGGTCGATGCCAATGGCATCGAGGTGACGGCGCCGGGGCAATCCGACGAGCAGCCGCGCGGGACCATCCGGGTGCCGAACGTCGATCAGTCGATCGGCGCAGTGATCGACGCGCTCGACGATCCGCTGCAGGTGACGATCACCGTGGTGCTGATGTCCGACACGTCGGTGATCGTCGGCGGGCCTCACCTGATGCTTGAGCTGGGCAACGTCAAGGGCGATCCGCTTGTGGTGGAGGGTGAACTGACCCGTCCATCGCTGACCGTTGAGCCGTGGCCCAAATACTGGATTCGTCAGTCGGTCTTCAAGGCTTCGTTCCGACTGTGATCGCGCTCGAAAGCTATCTGCGTCTCGGCTTCCAGAAAGGCGGCCGGGCCCGTCCGGCTGTCGATTGCTGGGGCCTCTACCGGCTGATCGTCGGGGAGATTACGGGGCTCTGGCTCAGCGAGTTCGCCGGGCATGAGGAGCCGATGAGGATAGCGCGGACGGCGGCACGCGAGGCCGATGCCCCGAGCTGGGTTCGCGTGGCACCCGGGGACGAGCGCGGCCTCGACGCCGTGCTGATGACCGGCCTTGCCGGCGAGGGGCGTGGCACGCTGATGGCGCCGATCCACGTGGGATGCGTGCTCGAGCCGGGACGCATGATCGATATCGAGGAAACCGGTGGGGTGAAGGTGCGGGTGTTCCGGACAACGACCAGGCTGCGCGCGACGCCGGACGTGGCAAACCGCGTGCGCGGCATTTTCCGGCCGGCGGTGTTGGCATGACTGGTTCCTTGCCCCCGGTCCGCGCTTTCGCCGATCCCGTCCTCGGCTTTGCCGGCCCGCCGATCACGATCGCGCGGCCGGATCGCGCTACGCTGGCGGACCTGATCGCCCTCGTGCCGCTCGAGCATGAGGCGCTGCGGCCGCACCTCAGGGCCAAGCTCGGCGGCGTGATCATCGATCCGGCGCTCTATCATCGGGTGCTGCCCAAGGCCGACGCCTTCGTCGATATCGTGCTGCCCGTCCATGGCGGGAGGGGAGGGCTGCTCGGCACGCTGGCGGTCGTCGCCCTCGTCGGCGCTTCGATCTTCGTCGGGGCCGCAGGCCTGCCGTTTCTCGGCAGCGCCTTCGCGGCCGGATCGGTCGGCGCCAACCTAGTGGCCGGTGGCCTGTCGCTCGCCGCATCCCTGCTGCTGCAGGGGCTCAATACGCCCCAGACCGACGACAAGGCCGGCAGCCGCGAGATCGGCGTTGCTTCGGCCCAGAACACTTTCGAGCCGGGCGCCTACCTGCAGCGCGTATTGGGTACCCGGCGCGTCACCCCGCAGCTGGTCATGCCGCCCTTCAGCCGGATCGACGGCGACGACCAGATCGTCACCGCCGTCTACGGCCTGGCCGGTCCGCACCAGATCGACGCCATCCGGGTGGGCTCTGCCGACATCGATGGTGCAGCCGACGTCACCTACGAGGTCCGCGAGGGCTTCGCCGGCGACTCGGCGCTGACGCTGGTCACCGACACGCGCATCGAAGTGCCGATGAACCTCCGCCTCAGCCAGTTCCGCATGCAGGCGACGGACGAAGACACCAACAAGATCGACACCTCGATCTCGCCCTACGTGCCGCAATGGCATCGGGTGGAGACCAAGATCGGGCCCGATCGGGCCAAGCTCTACTTCACCTTCGATCAGGGCCTCGTCTACGGCGCCGACTCGGGCCCGGTGCCGGCGATCACCGCACTGCGGGTGCGCCTGCGCAAGCGCGGCACCGGCACCTGGTACAACCTGCCCGAGTTCCTGATCCGCGGCGCCAAGCAGAACGGTGCGCTGCGTGTGTTCCTCGATTTCAACTGGCTCGCCACCGGCTCGATGCCCGGCTCGGTGACCGCCTTCTCCACCACCTATGGCGGGTGGAGCTGGAAGTACCCGACGGTGACCAACAACACCGCCTCGGTCACCTACTGGACGCAGGACACCTATTTCACCACCAACAAGGTGGACTGGCTCAACAAGCAGCAGGTGAAGGTCTACCTCGACACGGCGACCTTCCCGCAGGACGACGCCTACGAAATCGAGGTGATGCGCGGCTACACCACCGACCGCGATGGTTTCTCAGCCACCTCCGCGACCGTCCACACCGTCACCAAGAACAGCCTCACCTCCTACGATTTCTATTCGACCCAGATCGACGGCGGGTTCACCAAGGTGCCGAACAGCCAGACGCGGGCGGTCGATGGGCTGGTGGTCTCTGTCATCCAGTCGATCTGGAACGAGTATCCGTTCGACCTCACCGGCCAGCCCACCGCGCTGATTGCCATCGAGGCGCGCAACCGCTCGCTCGAGCAGGTGACCATGCAGGCCGGGGCCTACATGGCCGACTGGGACGGCGCGAGCTGGGTGGCCGACCAGGTGACCAGCAACCCGGCGAGCCACTATCGCCATGTGCTTCGCGCCGACCTAAACGCCGAGCCGGTGCCAGCCTCGCTGCTGCCCGACGAGGAGATGCAGGACTGGCACGAGTGGTGCGCTGCCGAGGGCTTCGAGAGCAACGTGATCGTTCAGGGCCAGCCGGTCGACCAGGTTCTGTCGATCATCGCGCAGGCGGGCATGGCGCGGCCGCGCTACGGCGCCAGCTACGGCGTGGTGATCGACCGACCCCGCGACCCAGTCCACCTGATCACCCAGCGCACCGCCTCGGGCTTCTCTTTCCAGAAGCCGTTCGGCCGGCTGCCCCATGCGCTGAAGGTGAACCTCGCCGACGAGGATCGCGAGTTCGAGGTGCGCGAGCTGATCGTTTACGCGGACGGCTACAATGCCGACGGCTCGGGCGGGCTGGTCGAGGCCACCCGCTTCGAGAGCATCACTTACCAGGCGATCACCAGCGAGACGCAGGCGCGCCGGCGTGCCACGCGAGACCTTCGGTTCGGGCGGCATCGCTCGCGGCTCATCAACTTCACCGTCGATATCGAGCATCTTGCCTACACGCTCGGCGACCTGGTGCTGCTCGAAACCGACATTCTCGGCCAGATCGGCGGACGCGGCCGGGTGAAGTCGATCACCATGGGCGGCGGACTGATCACGGGCCTTCTGCTGCTTGTTGAGCCAGTCCACCTTGTTGGTGGTGAAA